ATTCTATTTCAATTCTTTCACTCATAATTGTTCTTTAAGCCAAGCTGCCTCTTCTTTACCAACTCGAAATGCAAATCCTACAGATTGAAACATTCCTTTCGGTACCTTTCTCCATAGGTCTTCTGGGTCATTTGAATAGTTTTCCTTTGATGTTGCTAATATACAACAATCACGTTCTAAAAAGAAATCCCAAAATTCATCAAAGGTCCATTCCTTTGAAAATAAAATATCAGCAGTTTCTTTTCTTGAATAGATATGTGCTCGATTAATTTTCTTTGGTCTTTTATAATCATTCTCTTGAATACGTTGAGCAGCTGCTTCGGTAATACCAATCACAGGCCAACCATATTCTTTTAACATACCTGTTAGAGCAAGTAACATACCTTGACGAGCTCGAGGAGTTGCCCCTTTGATTTGTTTTATATGACAGAAACCATCGTAGATAGTTTCTTTTAATTCTTGTGGTATGTCGTCTTTATATGGACTCATAATTTAATTGCCAAGATAACTAATATTGCTGTTAATAATATGTTTGTGAAAAAGATACCTATTGCTAATATTGTATGATACCAAATCCATCTTGTCTTATAAGCATTCTCAATCGTAACCTCATTTGGGTCAACATCGTCTGCCATTACATCAACTACTTTGGGCTTGTCCTCTGATGGTGCCCACCATCTAAATAAATCTCCAATCACTAATAATCTCCAGATTGAAACTTAAGAATATCAATCATATTCTTTATTACGAAGTTTCTGCTATGTATTGTTTTAATTATATCCTCTAAATAGTTTGCGTTCGCGGTATGAAAATCAACAGTGAGACTTAATTTAATAATATCCTTATCAGCTTGAATATGTTTATCCAAATCCTGTCTCATTACCTTTCGTTGAAATGGTCTCCAACCTTTTTCTTTTAAAGTGAGTTCATCCATTGAGCCGTCGTAATAATTACGCTTCTCCATTTCAAGTTCTTTATATTCAGCTTTGAGTTTCTTTACTCGCAAGACTTCTCTATAATAAAGATTATAGTACTTACTATGAAGTTGAGGAATTCTTTTACTTTCACCGACCAAGTTCGTTTCGTCGATTGGTGAGTCTTTTGCCCAAAGGGCTGCTATATCATTTGTGTCCATAATCTATCTCAAACTTTTATTAACTTTACTATTATACAATAGTTTCAAGTCAATGTCAATAGTTATTTACAGTTGTTCCATTACGAATGTATCGTATCTCATTGTGACAGAACATGTTGCGTAAGAAACATCTTGCACATTTACATCAAGACCGATTTGTCCTAACGATGTAGGGAAAGCATCTTTAAATGTAAACTGTATATGCGGGTTTTTATGAGAGTTAGTAATCGTTAATATAATATCTGATTTATATCCACTCCCAGCAAGTAAACTTTTTGTTTGGTTAGTTGACTCCGGGCCAGAAATACCTTCCATCCAATTTAGTACTTCTTTATAGTTATTCATATTTTCATCAACAATAAATGTCAATTCTAAATCAGTATAAGCAATGTTCTGAGGAACTGAATAGAAAGGATTCGTTGGAGAACTGAGTTCTATTGCTTGAGTACTTAAACTTGGAACAGCCACTTTTTGAGTAAAAAACTCAACATGAGGTAATCTCCGAATGCTTACAGAGAAGTTTGTTGGAGATAAGTAGTTGTTAATTATTTCTGGCATTATACAATTTCCTATAAATAGATTTATCAGTTGTTAATTATACTATTTATTAGATTGGACTAAATCATGCAAAACATTCACGACCTTGATACAGCTGGGCTGACTATTCAAGAAATCTCAACATTACATAATCAAATCATACTTGGTAAAGACTACGATTGGTGGTCTGAAATACAAGCAGGCGGTACTGTCGTCGACATTGGAGCAAGCATTGGATTATTTTCAAAGAAAGCTTTAGAGGCAGGCGCAGGTAAAGTCTTAATGATTGAACCTAACAAACGATTACTTAAAGCTGCGATTAAAAATGTATCTGACCATATAATTGATACACCACCCGAGCAAGTTAAAGTAAAAGCAATTAATGCCGCGATTGGAAAGGATGTCGATAGACAGACAATTTATAAATCACAAACGATGGTTGAAGGCCCAGAGCCGAGAGTTATGTCTCTTGCTGAAATCACTTATTGGAATAATTTAGAGTTTATTGATTATTTAAAGATAGATGCTTGGGGTGGAGAATACAATATTCTATCTCCTGACATATTACCTTTTTGTATGGACCGAACAAGATTCATAGCAATTCGTTGTTATATGGATAAACGATATAATACGAAAAAGATCTTTGAAAAATGGAGAGAAGAAATTTTAACTCCACTTAAGGATAGGTTATTATTTAAAGACGAAGCTTTAAGAGAAAAGATTTGGTATGATGATTGGGAAGATCACCTTCCTAACACATTTATGATATACGTTAAGAATTGGTAATAAACAACATAAAGGAACTCCATTTCTTGAAGTCACCTTTATTTAAAAATTCATCATCGTAAGCTTTCTCTCTATCTTCGTGTTCGAGGAATCTTACTTGGTCAACATCAAATTGTTTTAATAAACCATCGCGAAACTTTTGCCATTGTTTAACACAACCGCTATATGCGTTTAAGTGAAACTCGCAAGCAATATGTTTTACATTGTTTCTTAAATATGGAAAGTTCATTTCAGTAAAGATACCATACTCTCCACCTTCACAATCAATTTTTAAATAATCTATTTTTGGAATATCGTAATCAACGACAAGATCCAAGAAAGACATTTTCTTATATTCTTTGTGGTCTGAATATACGTTTGCGAAATGATTTGCTGTTGAACCAATCCCAGCCTCAATAGGTAAGACAGGAACCTTTCCGTGGTCAATAAAATAATCTGATATGTTTCTTATGAGGGTTTTAAGATGCGGTCGAGAAGGCTCAACAGCAATGATGCGGTCAGCCCCACGATCCAAAGCATGACATACAAAGAAACCAACACAAGCACCAATATCAACAACGGTATCGCCAGGCTCAACGTCACGCCACCATTGATAATCTTTTCTATAAAAGAATTCATGATATAATGTTTGAACATCCGTTAGCGGAAGTCCCTCCGTTAATAAGTTTAAGTTTAAATTTTTCTTTTCCATAATCTACCAATTGTGTATCACGTTGGCCATGATAAAAAAACAAGTGAGAAAGTTAACCCCAACAATAAGAGTTCGCAATAGAGCAACATAGTTATCATAAGGCTCAGTCTTTTCATCGCTGAATCCACCTAATGCGTATTTCCATATTGTCCATACCTTTTTCATTCGTAATCATTACCAACATATTCAAAATATCCATTAGGACCTACACGATATAATGAACCGGGTTGTATATCAAGTTCATCAACAACAAAGAACTTATCATCAGGACTTGATTCTTTAAGAATCCTAAATCCATCTGGGAACTGCTGTACGAGTGTATCCTTAAGTAAAGCAACTTTATTTTGTTTTACCATTTTATATATTCTCCAAGTCTGTATTAAATTGTTCAGTAGGGGTTGTCTTAGTCCAAAAGCTCAAAGTTTTATTTGTTTCTTCAATCTGTTTCTTTAACTTTACAATTTCATCTTTTGTAAGGTTAATGATACTTAATGCGAGCAACCTGTTTGTGTCACCTCCTAGCGCAGATGTCTCTTGCATTATTTGTTTAACGACTTGTGCCTTTGTATTGTCTTTCATTACAATACGACTATCAATAAACGCTTGAATAAACTCCATCTTAACTTTAAGCCATCGAACCTCTTCGGTATACTTTGCCACTTCAGCGTCAATTCTCTGCTGTAGTATCCCAAGGCGGTAGTCACAAAAGTCCTTTAGAAGGGTTTTTGCATCCGTGTATTCGCGAAGTTTGCCATCAAAATCAATGACTGTGATGTTTTGTGAATATGGCTTGGATAATTTAAACTTAGAAATAAGCTTAGAATCATTCCATTTCGCAGAGGATAATTTGAGTTTAACCTCAAACTTAAATCCATCTTTATCACAAAGATCGTCGTAAGATACAATATCTCCATCTTCTTCCAACTTATCAAGTACCTTTACATAACCTTCTCGGTCAAAGCCGTATGGTACTTCTGTGATGGAGACCAAGGTTTTGCCTTGACGTTTAAAAGTACCATACGAAATATACTTGGTGGGATCTTCAGTACTCTGCTCAACCTTTCCTGTGTAATCAGGAAACTTAACTCGGATTGGAGTTCGTATTGCATTGTTATTAATATACTGAAGACAAGCCTTAGCAAGATCTTGAGGATCGTGCGGAAGAATGTTTGTAGCAAATCCTGTCGCAATACCTTTCGTTCCATTTACAAGTACCATAGGAATGATAGGTAAATAGAATTGAGGTGGTTCGTGTTCAGGATCTTCATGCGCAGGACTCAAATTAATATCTTTAATATATTTACTAAAGTTATCAGAGAGTCGAGAATAGACATAACGAGGAGCACCTGCTTCTTGAACAAGTCGAGTACCAAATGAACCTCGACCTTCAATTAAGCAAATGTTGTTATTCCATGTTGCTGCCATTAATTGACCTGCTCCTGCCGCAGATGCTTCACCATGATTATAACCATAATCTGATATAATACCTGAGACAGCAGAGACCTTTTTAAAATCTTTCTTACTGTTTAAGATTGACGAATAAAGATAGAACCTCTGAACAGGTTTAAGTCCATCAATCATATTTGGAATTGCACGGCTCTCAACAGTATACATTGCGAACGATTTCCATTCGTTAGCAGCAACCTGACTAATAGGATATTCATTTCCTTTCATCTCTTTAGAGAACATTGTTAAATCAACCATTTTCATTTCCTGTTATATTTACTGTTTCTATCAAATTCTTTCTTACCATACTTCTTATATATCTTCCTGATATAAAGTATAGCATATTTACGGTACCATCCTTTACACCCTGAATAGTATCCATTGCTTGTTCTTTTGTAATCTTGCGTCCTTCGTAATATGTTTTCATTGCACAAATATATTCTTGACATTGTTTTGGACGATCTTCATAGATGGAACATTTCATATCTATATGGTGTTCACAACCATTCGGTCGTAATTGAATATCCTCTTCCTGCTTATCATCATCAAATACTTTGACGAATGAGAATAGAGTTCCATTACAACAGAGACCACATTCAAAGCAAAGATTATCCAAACATATACTCCTTTCTTAAACCTGAGTCTTTTCCAAACATCATTTGAAATACAGAAGCATCATCAACAGTTACCACATCATATGTTGGTTTATTAATAATAGTACTATACTCATCTTCAGTTAATGAACCTAGACCTTTAATATATCTATGCTTATAAGCAGATTCATTATTCTTAAATGAACTTGCATCTTCATAAGTATAGAACCATTCTATCTCATCACCTTTTGAACTAATCATAATCGGAGTTCGTGTAATCATAACACGTTGCTCTTGTAATAATCTCGGCCAAAATTTGTAAAAGAACGCAATCAGTAATGGACTGATATGTCCGATACCATCATGGTCAGCATCAGTTAATGTTGCGATATATTGATAAGACATGTTGTCCACAGAATCTGGGTCATTAATATCTAATCCTAATACAGCAACCAATTCAGATAGTTCTTTGTTCTTTAATACCTCAGCAGGTTTCATATCCCAGGTATTCATAATAACACCACGGAGTGGAAACGCACCAACCTTATCAGGGTCACGGACCTTTAACAAGAATCCCATCGCAGAATCACCTTCCACAATTTTGAGTGTTGCATTATCCTTATTTGCTGATATGTGTTTAGCAACCTTAACTTTACGGAGTTTCTTTTGAGCCAACGTAGCAGCTCTTTTATCTGCAGCAAGTTTCTTTGCTAACTGAGCTTCAATAATTGGGTCAATAATATCAGGTGTATTTAAAATCTTTTGAGCAAGCCAAGCACCATCACGAATACCGCAAGATTCCATGTGAGATTTAATTTCTCCCCAAGGATTCGTTAACCTTTCTTTTGTTTGAGAATCAAATTTAGGATTCGTAAAGTTCCTAGCAAACATCACAAAGGTTAAACCACTCTTAATTGTAGTTTTCAATACTTCGACTTTATGACGTCTTTTAATTTTAACAACAAGTTCATCTATAATGGCATTCATAAAGACATCTATATAAGTACCACCTTGTCTTGTGTTAACACCATTTATAAAACTGTTCGTTCTAAATCCATCCTCTGAAGGTGCAATAAAGTATGATAGGTTATCAGTCTTTTCAAGAATTGTAGTATCACTGAATAAAGCAGCATACTGTTTAATATCTTTTACCTTAACTCTTTTCTTGTTGAAGCTGAATTGAATTTCAGGGAAAGCCATTTGTAAACTGATAAGACGATCTTCAATTAATGTAATCGTATCAAGTTGTTCTAAACTCTCAACCTCAAATAAACTAAAGTCAGGAGTAAAGGTAACTTCAGTACCATGTCCTGCTCTATCGCCTGTTTTAATTTTTAATGTATCAGCACCATCTTTACAGTCAACTTGTATGTATTTTTTATTTGACCAAGTTTTGCCTGAGAATGATTCTGATAAGAAGTTCGTAGCAGCAGAGCCAACTCCGTTGGTTCCAATCGTAACACGTTCATCATCAAACGATGTACCTGCGTTTACTTTTGTCCAAGCAGCAACAGGTCGTAAAAGTTCTTCTTTACTTGTTTCGTCAAATATTTTATCTTGAGGAATACCGCGACCGTTATCAGTCACTGTAATAGAATCACCGCGAATGCTTACGTTAATTTTATTTGCGTATTTAAAATTAGTACGGATTGCTTCGTCAATTGCATTATCAAGAATTTCGTCAACCATCTTTGATAGTGCAGGTACATACTTTGCTTTCTTCCATTCTCCAAGAACAAATCTTTCGATGTCTTCCTGAGAACTTGAACCCATGTACATACCGATACGTTCACGGACATGTTGTCGTGCTGTGAGTATTCTAAATTGTTCTGTGTTCTTTGCCACTAATAAGTCTCCATCATCAACCAACCATTATACCACAGTTGAAGGTCAATGTCAATAGTTAATTGCTTTCAGGGCTGCACCTTCTGAAACAGTTCGCGCCTTACAACCCTCTCGAGCAATTCATTATGATACCATTCTAACAGGTTTCATTGTGAATGTCAATAGTTTTTTTACTATCACTCTGGTATCTATATATTGTATAAGGAGAAAAAAAGTGAAAATAATTTCAGAAAACCATTGACATTCGTTATGAGATAGTTTATTATAGTAGTATAACAAATTGAAAAAGGAGTTAAATTATGAGTTGTTTACAAAATGATATGATGCTTGAGAACATCCACCAGGACGTTCTTGATGCTGACGAAAAAGGTCTTCTTGAAGACGAAATCATGGATGTTGTTATCGAGACAGGTTTACATGCCGATGACGACAGAGATGAAATATTAATCAGGATCACAGAAGAAAGGTTCGACCTTTTGCCTGATGGTCCACAATAAGGAGCTATTATGAAAAGTGAATATATTAAATTGTTGGCTGAACAGTCAATCAGAGATGGAGAACAAAGGTACACAGAGGCACAAATAAGGTCTCTGGTTGGAGCTCCAGATATTGACGAGGATAATACCTGTGGTTGCGGAGAAGACATCAATACGTGTCCTGATGCATACGAACATATGACCCACGGAGTATAGGTTATAAAAAATCAAGTCAATATAACTAAAAGTTCTAAGAAAAATGAATTTTTTATGATAAAACTATTGACACGACTACGAAATTGTAGTATAATGGTTGTATAAATTAAATCAATGGGAGTTGTTATGAATTATAAAATTAAAGAAAACTTCAGTTCTGGGACATCGCTCCAGGGCTACCTAACTGCTTCGTATGAAGATCTCGTCGATTGTTTCGGAGAACCACAATATACAGAAACTTCCGGTGACGGAAAAGTTGATGTTGAGTGGAATCTGTCAATCACTGAACCAGACTTCAATGAAGAACACAAAGTAACCATTTATAATTGGAAAGATTATGATGGTGGTTTGGAATGCAAAACTAACCCAAGGTATGAATGGCACATCGGTGGTAATTCTACTTTGGTCAGTGTTTATTTGAAAGAAGCATTTGCTGAAAGACTTTGGGAGGTAGCATAATGAGTATGACATTTGAACAAATTAAGAAATTCCTAGAAAAGGAAAAAGTAAAATACGAAAAGCAAATGGCAAGCGCCGAAGCACGAGAAAACGCTAAGAACGAACGCGCCGCTGCCAAGCTTGCGAAAATGAAGGACTTCTCATTATACTCTGATGACAAGTTTGACGCAAGCAGTGAGTTGGGATTAGCTCCGACTTACAACGAAGGTGGATTGGACCCAGAGTGGAACTAATCTATCTTTTTGGTGCTTCTCTTGTAGTCGCACTTTGTTTCTTCGCAGTCATTAAGATTTGCTTATGGCTTGCGGAAACAGTTTGGGAGAATACATTTTTGTTGTTTTCCCTACTCATATTATTTTTGATATTTGGATTATAAAATATGAACGTGTTTTTCTCGGGTCCACGTGACGGACAATTAGACAAGAATCTACAAGCTTCGGCTTTGATGGCAGTTAACTTCTTCTCAAAAGAACTTAATATCCGTCGACTCCGAACTAACATTCAAGTCAGGTTTCATCACAAGCTCTTTGTAGACAACTCCCACAGTGAAGGCCTATGCGAGTCACTGGATCCGAGAACCTTTATTTTAGACATCGCGTTGTATGGGAATTGGATGTCGACATTAGCACATGAATTAGTTCATGTCAAACAGTTTGCTCGTGGAGAATTGGATCCTGCATTACAATATTGGAAAGGCAAGAACCACATGGACACAGAGTATTGGCAACAGCCCTGGGAAATTGAGGCTCGAAAGCTACAGCAAAAATTAATGAAGGCCTATATGGCTGCATTCGAAAGTTAAAGTTAATTGCGCTCATAGCTCAATTGGATAGAGCAACAGCCTTCTAAGCTGTAGGTTCCAGGTTCGACTCCTGGTGGGCGCGCCAATTTATAAATAGGTTGATGAAAAAGAAAGAGAGAATACCGTTAAAAGGTGGAGCAGAATACGATGCTCTAACGAAGGCAAGAAAGTGGTATGTATACTTGACCAAGTCAGGTGTTGCCAAAAGTATTAAGAAAGGTTATAACAAAAGGTTTAGAAAAGATGGAAAAGCAAAAGTTAAGGAATCCAGTCGCGAAGAACTGTAATAAGTTCAATAAGCCTGCGACACATAAAGATCGTAAGAAAGCGGCAAGCCGTGGTTACGTTAAACATAAACTATCTTTTATTAAGGAATAGCAATGGACCTAGTTGAATATTTTAAAGAACTACAACGACATGATTGGTATTACGAATATTCGGATGACCATAAGGTTTGGGAAAAAGGTAGGAATAATTTAAAAAGGATTCAGGCTGTGGCACAAGAAAGCGAAGTAATGTTACGAATGTATAAAGACTACGCTGACTATGTATTCAATAAAATGCCAAAGCCAACAATTGAAAAGTACATATGAGATTATTAGAAGAATCATACGGCGACATCAGAATCTTTTCTGAACGACCTTATGGTTATAAAAGGTATATCGTAGAATGGGACAATGGAAGAACAACCATGTATTCTTCGATATGGTATAAATTAGATAGAGTGAAAGAACTTGTTGAAAGAGAAATAGCAAGCAGGCCGGTATAGCTCAGTTGGTAGAGCAACTGATTTGTAATCAGTAGGTCCCGAGTTCGACTCTTGGTGCCGGCACCACATTTGGAATGAAATGGTTACTACAAAAGAAATAAAGCAAGACGTTAAAGAAAAGTTCGAAGATAGCACAATGACGCGAACTGGTCGACTTGCTATGGAATTAGCTGCTGAACGTTCACGTCTTAGACAAGAGATGGAAGAACTTCAAGTACAAGTAGAAGATCTTTCACCTGCCACTCCAACGGGTACTGTTGATAGTTATGTTAAATGGGCAGCGACAGTACTTGCAGTCGCAGGAGTATTTACGCAAAGCGCAGGTTTTATTATTGTAGGCAAGATTGCTTACGCTTGTAGTTCAATTGCATGGACATATGTTGGGCATGCTTGGAACGATAAGGCAATTATGATTGGTAGTGCAATTACAGGAACTGCTGTTTTACTTAACTTAACGGAATACTTATGAAGAAAGAAGTTTTTGTATTTGATATTGATGGAACATTAACAGATTCTCGTAAACCAATTGATTCTGAGTTTGAATCTTATATGATGGATTTCGTAGAAAACAATGACGTCTATTTCGTCACTGGTTCCGACCGAAAAAAGACCTTTGAACAAATAGGTCCAAATCTATACGAGTCTGTCAAGGGTGTTTGGCACTGCAATGGAAACGAGTATTGGGAAAAGAATCGACGTATTAGGAAGAATGACTATACTGCTGATTACGAATTTAAACATTTTCTAACTCAGTTTGTTCATAGAAGCAAATATCCAATTAAAGCCGGTGATCATTTGGAGATGAGAACAGGTATGATTAATTTTTCTGTCGTTGGTCGTAACGCAAATGAAGTTCAGCGACAACAATATTATGAATGGGATTTGAGAAATAAAGAAAGACATCAAATCGTAGAAGATATTAATCGTCTATATCCAGCAGTACACGCAAGTATCGGTGGTCAGATAAGTATTGATATTATTCCAAGAGGTAACGATAAGTCGCAGGTGGCTAAAATCCTAAATAAAGAATATGAGTTCATTTATTTCTTCGGAGACAGAATGGCTTACGGTGGAAATGATTATCCACTTGCACTAACAATTGACCTAGGTAAGATGGGATTTAACTATCCTGTTGAATCTTGGCAAGAAACCTGGGAGAGGTTAAAAGAATTATGAAAAAGAAAATAACTTATGTACACGAACTAAAAGATGAAGTAAATCTTGAAGTAGTTGGAACAATTGATAGAGTAGGAGATGGGCGAACATATGTCCGTCGTATTGATGGGTATATTATTGATATGCCTACTGATAATATTGTTGAAGAGGTTGAGATTAGTTAATGATTCGTTCTGAAAGAGGTGAAAAGAAAATTGATTGGTATATAAAATGGTTAGCATCTGTTTTAGTATTATCAGCAATTATATTTAGGTCGGCGGGATCACAATTCCATTTGCTTGATTTATATTTCAGCTTTTGTGGAATAGGATTATGGTTATGGGTAAGTTTGCTTTGGGAAGACCGAGCGCTTATCCTTTTGAATGGAACTGGGTTTACTATATTAGCAATTGGTATCGTAAGAGATCACGGCGATTGGTGGATGCAGTTCTGGAATAATTTATTATAGCCCTCGTAGTTTAACGGATAAAACAGTCGGCTACGAACCGACAACTAGAGGTTCGATTCCTTTCGAGGGCGCCAAGTGGAGATATTATGAATAAGGTTGAAACACAAAATTTAATTAACGCTTTAAAGAAAGGCGTTGTCACTGTTGTATTTAAAAAGATTAATTCCGAAGAGATTCGTATTATGCCGTGTACGATTAACGAAACACTTCTTGAAGAGAATGGTGTTAAAGTTGGCATAAAAGAAATTTCGGCCGAGTCGGATCATATTGCTGCCTGGGCAATTGATAAAGAAGCTTGGAGATCTTTTAGATTAGAAACAGTTATATCATGGGAAGAAGGATTGCCTTCAGGAGCAAAAGATGGCAAAGTGGCCTAAATCAGAAACTTGGTACGACGGTGTACGCAAGGAATTTAGATTTGAGAATGGATATATAATATCATTAGTTAGATTTACAGGTTCTTATGGTTATAAGCAAGGACTATGGGAACTTGCGATAATGAATAAAGATGGAGACTTCGAGGATCCGCCCTACGAAGAAGTATTAAAAGTATTGGATGACTATAGACAAGCCGACCCAGGAATCTATGGTTATCTGAATGATCCTGAAGCGGATAGGATTATTCGAATAGTGGAGAAAATTGATGCCAGTGAAATTAGGACAAAGTGTTCGTAAAGTTGTAAGAGGAGCCTCAAGGCCTTCATTCGAATATACTCATGATTACATTAAAGTATATTCTAATGGGGCTTTAATCGAAAAGTACAACGCAAGTAATACTAAGAAAAAAGATAAACGAAAAATTAAAGTTGAATTAGAGAGACGCAATAAACTTGGAAAGGCAAATGTCGTTTTTGGATAAATTAGCATATGAATCAACAAAGCTTCTAATATGGAGCGGAGTTGTTTTATGGATTTTAATAATTGGTGTAGGTTTATATAGCCTATACGAAAAAGATGAAGTAGTAGGATATACCCATCATGGTATTCCTGTTTTGAAATCTGAAATGGAGAAAGAAAATGAGTAGAACACGAGAAGCATATATCCGAAAGGAATCTGCGAATGGTAGTAACGAATCAGGTTCAAGTGGCCCAGATACAATGTATGTTGTGGACTTATTAGAAAATGGTCAGGTAGTGGAATCAAGAAAGCTACCTGGAAAAAGTGAATCGTACGCAAGAGATGTTGTTGAAAATTGGAATAGTGGACTCATTCAGTTACTCATTGATTAATAAATAGTATATCTAGTAGAGGTATATTCAATTGAGTAGATTACAAAGTTCAGGTACAATTTCTATGAATGACATTCGTAACCAGTTTGGTGCGAGTGGTTC